GTTGAAGTTGTAAAAGAAGAAATAAAAACTGAAGAAAAAAAAGAAGAACCTAAAAAAGATGAATTAGAAGAATATTCAGAAGGGGTTCAAAGAAGAATAGCTAAACTTACTAAAAAATGGAGAGAAGCTGAGAGACAAAAAGATGAAGCTTTAACTTTTGCTCAATCACAGATTCAAGCAAAAAAAGAAGCTGAAGAAAAAATATCTAGGTATGAACCTGAGTTTTTTAAAAACGCTGAGGATAGTATTAATAATGGTCTAGCTGCAGCTCAAGCAAAACTTTCAGCAGCAAGAGAAGCAAATGATCTAACAGCTGAATCTGAAGCTTTAACTGCAATTTCTGAACTTGGTTATAAAAGAGCTAAATTTAATGAAACTAAAGTTGCTCAAGAAGAATATAATCAACAAAGAGAACAAGTTGAACAACCACAAATAAACTTAAATAGACAACCAGTATCACAAGTAACACCTGATCCTAAGGCTGAAACATGGGCGTCAAGAAACGCTTGGTTTGGTCAAGATACAGCTATGACTTACACTGCTTTTGATCTACATAAGAAACTTACAGAGCAAGAGGGTTATGATCCTCAATCTGACGAGTATTATCAAGAAATTGATAAAAGAATAAGACTTGAATTCCCTCACAAATTTGATACAACTACATCAAATAAAGGGGAAGTTCCGACCAAACCCGTACAAACAGTAGCTAGTGCGAAGCGAAGTACAAATACTGGTCGCAAAACTGTGAGACTCACATCCTCTCAGGTAGCAATCGCTAAAAAATTAGGTGTGCCACTAGAAGAATATGCGAAACAATTAAAAATCACGAAGGAGGCATAAGCATATGGAAAATAATAATGATAAAAGAGCGTCCCGTGCGAGTCAAACAAGAGAAAAAGAATCTAAGAAAAAAGTTTGGACTCCACCTTCATCTTTAGATGCACCCCCTGCACCAACAGGTTTTAAACACAGATGGATAAGAGTTGAATCTATGGGATTTCAAGACACTAAGAATGTCGCTGGAAGAATTAGATCAGGATATGAGCTTGTAAGAGCTGATGAATATCCAGACTCAGATTTCCCAATTGTGGACGACGGTAAATACAAGGGAGTGATCGGAGTAGGAGGCCTAGTGCTGGCTAGGGTACCGGAAGAGATCGCAGAACAAAGAACTGACTATTATGTTAAACAAGGTCAGGACAATGTCGAAGCAGTAGATAACGATCTTATGAAGGAACAGCACCCAAGTATGCCGATCAATATTGATCGACAGACGCGTGTAACCTTCGGTGGTTCAAAGAAAAGTTAATTTTTTAACGATTACTAGAGCTATCAAAGGATAAACTAAACTAATGTCTAATAGGAGGACACAACTATGGCAAATAAAGACGCCGCTTTCGGATTGAAAGCAATAGGAAAAGTTGGTCAGAATAGAGACAACCAAGGTTTATCTGAATACAGCATTGCTGCAAGTTCAGCTGCGATCTATCAATGGGATCCAGTGAAAACAGCGGGCGGTTACTTATTAGTAGCTGGCGCAGGCGGTAATCTTAGAGGATCACTAAATGGTGTTTTTTATACTGACGCATCAACAAGCAAACCAACGTGGGCTAACCACTTGGAAGCTAGTAACACAGCAACAGATATTGTTGGTTTTGTTTCTGACGACCCTTATGAAAGGTTCGAGATTCAATCAAACAATGCTAGTGCTTCAGCAGTAACTGATGTAGGTAAAACTGCAGATCTTGTATACGCAGCAGGATCTTCACCTGACTATATCTCAGGAGTAGAGTTAAATGACGCTACTTTAAATACTACTGCTCAACAATTAAAGATCATGGGAGCATCTAAAGATCCCGACAATTCTGACGTAGCATCTGCTAACGTTAATTGGGTTGTTGTGATTGCAGAACATGAACTTAAAGTAACAACTGGTACGTAAGGAGTATAGAACATGGCGATATCAAGAGGACAACTAGTTAAAGAACTAGAACCAGGTTTGAATGCACTATTCGGACTGGAATATAAACGTTACGAGAATCAGCATGCTGAAATATACACTACTGAGTCTTCAGACAGAGCGTTTGAAGAAGAAGTTATGTTATCAGGTTTTGCTCAAGCTCAGACTAAAGCAGAAGGA